GTCGAAAGTCCCTTTTTCTTTCGTAAATCTCTCTTTCTCAACCTTCTTCTGTATTATAAAATGATTTCTCTTCTTGATTTTAGCAGTATTGCCCGCTGGGCGGTCAAGAATCTCACAATTAACAATCTAAATATATTTACTAATTTAATCATGAAACAGGGGAGATCCTATTGGATGTCTTTTAAATCATGGTTTTGGGGATTGAATTGTGATATACATGAGCAATTGGTACGGAAGATGTTACCAGTGATGCCAGTCATAGATGATGAGTTTGACATGTTGGAAGCAAGAGTTGAAATGCTTGCCGACACTGAAAATTTGTCAGAATGTCTTGAGTTGGATTACTCTTGTAATCCTGAATTTAATGAATTGTTTGCGCGCCGTAATGACGGTGAGTCTAAAACCCCCGAAAGGGACGCTGAGTTGGCGCTTAAAGCTCAACGTAAACAAAAACACAAGATTAAAGATGGTTTCATGGGTAGAGCGACTATAGCTGTTGAGATCATGCTAAGGACAAAGCATGGATTAGTACCTGGCAATGAGCTCAATGAACACGCATTGCGTATGTCAGCACAAGAAATGTGTAGGACGTACAATATTAATGATTTAGACACTTATTTTTTAACCAATGCGCCAGTCATGAGAGCGATGATACCTGACCAGCGCCAGATGGACGCGTTGCGCGTCATATATAATTCTGAGTCAGCCTCACGTAGATCCACTGTGGAAGCTCTCCGTAATCAGGAGGCTTATTCACATTTTAAATCTGGACACTACGCTTGAAGAGGCCTCATTCGATTTTCCGGAATGGATACAAAAGAACCACCTTTAGACCTCCCGGAACTTGTGGTGTCGAATGTGATGGTAACAAAACCACAAAAACAACGGTGGGCTACAGCCGTTGCCAGCCTTTCTGCTGGCGCAAGAGTGGGCTTCCACAATTCGTCTTATAGGAACGTGGTTCGCGCGCTAGAAGAGCGCGTATTTCGTGTGAAAGGAAATGATGGTTTCGTTAAACCCCCACAACCAAAGAAAGGTTCATTAATGATGGATCGATTTAGAAAATTGTATTTATCTAAGGTTGGGGTTGTTAAACGACACACTTACGATGAGGTGATCTCTTGTTACAAGGCCGGTAAGAAAGTTTTGTACAAGAGGGCAGCTGAAAGTTTGATGATGC